TCTTGGTCAATGGTTAACAATAATGGATCTTGGAATCAAATACATAATCACTTATATTCATATAATAAAACTAGAACAGATTTATCGGGTGTTTATTATGTAAAGGTTCCAGAAGGTGATTGTGGAAATATTGTTTTTCGTAATCCAGTTTCTTCTGTACATGGAAATAGTTTTATGATGTTAAGAAATCATTCAAGTAAGGAGTGGGAAATGAGATATCCTAAAGAAGGTTTAATGTACATATTTCCAGCATATCTTGATCATATGGTATTACCAAACAATACTAATGAGGATAGAATAGCCATTTCATTCAATATGATGGTTAGTTAATCTAAATAGATAAAAAACTATAATGCCATCGTCAACTGCATTTCGCACACAAATAGAAAATAGAAATTTCTTATCAGGTGTAGGATTTAAATTTAATCTTGCTAAACACCCTAAAGTTGATTTCTTTTCTAATAGTGCTAAGATACCTCAATTAACATTAGGTCTTGCATCTCAACCAACATATCTAAAAGATATTGATGTACCTGGTGAAAAATTAACCTATGGTGATTTTACATTAAGATTCTTAGTTGATGAGAATATGGAAAATTATATGGCAATATACGATTGGTTAGTTGGTTTAGGATTTCCAGAAAGCACAGCACAATATAAAAAATTAACAACAGATAGTGCTGATCAAAGAGATGAGAAAGAAGCATTTTGTGATGGTACTCTTAGAATTTTAAATAGTAATTACAGAGAAATTGCAACTGTTAAATTTACAGACTTATTTCCAGTATCATTGACATCTTTAGATTTTGATGCTACAAATACAGATATACAATATCTTACTGCTGAAGTATCATTTAAATATACACTATACGATTTAAAGACATCTATTAAATGAACCTTGATAAAATTCAGGAGATGTGGGAGCGAGATGCTGTCATTGATCCTGATAATCTACATGATGAATCCTTGAAGATTCCACAATTACACTCAAAGTATTATACTGTTTATAATACAGTTACTTTGTTGCGTGAAAAAGCAAGAGAACAATATAATAAAACAAGATTAGAAAGACATAATTACTATACTGGTAAAGCACCAGCAGAAGTATATGCTAAAGATCCCTTTCCATACAAAGTAAGAGAAAAGGATGCCATACAAAGGTATATGGAAGCAGATGATAAAATGATGAAGATAGATCTTAAAATAAGATATTATGATACAAGTTTAAAATTTCTAGAAGAAATTATTAAAAACGTTTCTAATAGAACATTTCAAATTAAGAATGCAATTGAGTGGAATAAGTTTCAAGCAGGTATGTAATAAATACATTGAATCATATTGAAAACTATGCCACAGATTAGAGTTGTACCTTCAGTAGAATTATCAGATAAAGATTCTTTACTTAAAGAAATATCAAAAGAAGTATCAAATTTAACTGGAAAGAATGAGCAATGGGTAATGGCATCCATTGAACCAAATGTTTCTATGAGTTTTTCTGGATCTACAGACCCTTGTTGTTATGCAGAACTAAAAAATATTGGTGAAATAGATGGTTCAAAATGTCAGGGAGTTTTAAGTAAGTTAATATCAGATAAAACAGGTATTCCTACTGATAGGATTTTTATTAGATATGAAAATGTTCCAGGAAATAGATGGGGGTTTAATGATAGAATGTTTGGTTAAATAAATAGATTAGTAGATCTGATATTAAACGATGAAACCTACTCCAAGAGAAAGTCAGAAGATTCATGAGAACTACAATAAGGTTGTAGAACATCTTATTAATGAAAAGTATGCTTTAGATGAAGTGTCAGCAGATAAGATAATTTCAGGTATGAGTCAAGATTGGTTCGATACTATATTAAAATGAAAACATATCAAGAGTTTAGAAATAATATAGATGATCTGGATGAAGGTGTATTCATGACCGCATTAGGTTTAGGTCTTGCGGCACATTCAGCATACTCTGGTATTAAAAATTTAAGAAAAGGTAACTATAAAGGAGCAGCATGGGATGCTGTTGGTATGGTTCCTGGTGGTAAAGCGTTTAAGGGTATTAAAGCACTTGGTGGTTCAAAGAAATTAGCAAAACTGGGATCATTTACTCAAAGTAGTTTAAGGCATGGAACAGATAATGCCTTTTCAAGAGCAACTAGTAACTTATATGATCCCGATTTTTATAAAAAAGGTTGGACTAAAGGAAAGCAATTATTGAATAAAGTGAAGGGAAAAACTCCTTCACCTAAAACCAATGCTGTACCTAAAATCAATACAACATCAAAAAATAAAATAAAAATGCCTTCTACGAAATTTCAAGGAGCATTATAAATGAAATCCTTTGATAAATTCCATTCAGAATCTGTTGCTGCAGCAATTAAAAAACCTGCAGCAAAAACATTTAAGAAAATTGCTGGAGCAGTACTTGCTGCTAAGAGTGGTGATGAAATTCTTAAAGGATTGTTAGGAAGTCCAGGAAGACCAAAAGATACTGATTGGGATACTAATCCAAAAGATGATATAGATTCTGAACTTAATGTAAAGCAAGATCAGGCAAAAGATGCTGCTGCCAACAAAGAATTTGATACTGATATGGATGCTTTGAGAAAGGGTGAGAAAAATATATCACCTGAAGATAAGCTTCAAAGATTAAAAGACGCAGCGAAAAAGCATAGAAAGAATAAAAAGAGTAACGTGGTTCCTATGAGGAAACCAAATAAGAATGTACAGGAAGATAGAAGTAGTAAACCTGTATATGGTGATGGACATGACTATACTAAGGGTGTAGCACTAACGGGTAGATTGGATTTTGGTAAAGGTAAAAAATCTGAATATGATGTTGGTTTGAGTTATAAGGGTAGTGTTCTAGCAAGAAAAACTAAAAAATACGATAAACCAGAAAGAACATCACCAAAAGATGCTGTAGATTCTGCATTAAACAAACTGAACCAGAAGACACCTGATAAGGGTGGTGAGCGTACTACTTAAAAAATCATGAAAAAAACTTATAGACAGTTTAATGAAAGTATTAAAAAAGCTTTAATAAATTTCGGTAAAGAAGGATTGCGAAAATCTGTAGTTGATTATGCACCTAAGTATTCTTCAAAGATATCTAAAGGTGTAAGGAAGTTATTCAAACCAAAGAATGTTGAAAAGTTTCAGAGTAAGGTTAATAAGTTAATGTCTAAAGGTGTAGAGTTTGGAAAACCAAGAACTGCATCTCAAGAAGTAAAAAAAGAACTTGGTATGAATCTGATAGCTAAAAATCGGATAAAAAATAATCAACCATTTTCTGCAACTACACCACCTCTTGCTACCGCAAGATTAGGATATCAGGATGGAGTAAGAACGGGTGCAGGTGCTGGAAAAGTTCAACTTCAGGGTAAACTTAAAGGTGGTGAATATAAAGTTAAGATGAGTGGAAAGGGTGATAAAGGAGTACATGGATCAGTTGGTGGTTATGAAGGAAAGGGAAATAAAGCATTAAGAAGATCTGGTCAAGCAGATAAAATACGAGATTATGAAAAAACTGGTACAAAACCAAATCCTATGTTTAGGAAGACTCAATCTGAGTTAGGTTCAGCAATAAGTGATATAAGTAAATCAGGTCTTCAAACTTCACCACATAAATGGAATAAAGGTGATCTATATGGTTTATCTGTAGATATCAAACAAAGTAAAGCACACTCTCGGAAGATAAGACAGACTATAAAAGATAATCAAAAAAGAATGGCAAATATTAAAAAAGGAAAAGGTCCTATAGGAATGACTGAAAAATAAAGACTCTAAATAATCCTACATTGGTATAGGATTATGAGTCATTTGATTATATCAAAGAAGAATGAAGTCTACTTAAAAGTAGAATCAGAACCGCATGTGTATTATGAACTTGCGGATCAATTCACCTTTGAGGTACCTGGTGCGAAGTTCATGCCCACGTATCAAAAGAAATACTGGGATGGGAAGATAAGATTATTTAATGTTCAAAATGGAGAAGTTTATATTGGGTTGTTAGATAGAATAGTTCAGTTCTGTAAGGATCAATCATATACTTATGAATTTGTAGAGAGTAAGTATTATGGTCTTCCTTTTGAGGTTAATGATAAGATCTCTAAGGAAGGTGTAAAAGATTATATGACTGCTATATCTAAGCACAAACCTAGAGATTATCAGATTGATGGTGTTTATGATGCTCTTAGAAATAACAGAAAGTTATTAGTATCTCCTACTGCTTCTGGTAAGTCTTTGATGATATATGCAATCATTAGGTACTTTGTTGAGAATAAGAAGAATACATTGATTGTAGTGCCTACAACATCCCTTGTAGAGCAGATGTATAAAGACTTTGCTGATTATGGTTGGGATGTAGGATCCTACTGTCATAA